GTGACGGGGTAGCGCGCAAGCACCTCAAGGCTGTCGTCGGTCGAGCCGTCGTCGTACACGAGGATTTCGTCGCAGTACGGCAACGCCGATTCGATGCACTTGGGCAAGTAATGTGCGTAGTTACAATTCGTCACCACCGCAGTCAGCGTCATCACGCTCGCCCTCCTTCAAGTGGTAGACGACGGAGGAAAGCGAGGTGACATGCTCCACGCCGATTGCGGCGAGGCGGTCGAAAAGCGCCTCATCGCCGTAGCGGGTGACTTCATCGAACGACGCGCCCGCGAGGTTTCCGCACGGGTACAGCCCCACGCGGATAGCCACGTCACGGCTCACGAGCGCGGGCATGTAGACGATGCCCTCGGTGATTCCGTCGGTGCGTATGTCGGAAGCAAGTGAGAGGAATCCCGCCTCGTTGAACTCCTCGGGCGTGCCGCCGAACTCGCCATGCACGGCACCGGGGAACACGGCATGTTTCGGGTGCGAACGCTCAACCAAAGTCGAGGTCACGATGCGCCCGTAACCAGCGTGGTCGCACAGACCCTCTAGCCAACCCGGCGAGAAGTAGTTATCGGAGTTCACGAGACAGACGTACTCGGTTTCAGCCGCCATGATGCCCGCGTTGTAGCCCGCGTAGACCCGCGCCATGTACTCCGGCTTACCGAAGCCGAGCGCAAACAACTCGTCGTCGCTCTTGCGCTCGTTGATGTTCAGGATGAACGGGTAGCCCCACTGCCCAAGATGAGAGAGCACTTCGGGCGTCGGGTCATTGGCGACGAATAGGAACGTGGCACCGGGAGTGAACTTGCAGAATGACTCGTACACCCAATCAGCGAGTTGCGGTGAGCGGTAGATGAGGCAGATGACGGTCACGTTCACCACGTCACGCCCCGCTCGGTCAGATATTCTTCCCACCGTGTCTTGACCGCGTGGCGGCTCCAACCCCGTGAGAGAACGTCGTCGCGGGGATGTGCGGAGGGAACGAACTCTTTGCCCGCGTCCCCTATCAGGCGCATCGGGATGTCGCACGCCATAGCCTCCCATTCCGCCATGAAGTACGGACGCAGAAGCGAGGTGGACAAGAAGAAGTCACCCGCGCCCATGAGTTCGCAGATGACCTCCTGCGGGGCGTGGACGAACGCGGTTGCCCCCGGCATGGTCACGGACTCTACCTGCGTCTTGCAGATAGTCACCCAATGCACGTCGGGATGCTCGGTGGCGTAGGCTTGCAGGAGCGCATAGCCCTTCATCGGGTGCGCGGTGCCGACCCAGACGCCTATCTCGCGGTCGAGGGGTAGGTGGTGCTTGGCGCGGAGCGCGGCCTTGTCGGAGAGCGGGCGGAACAGGTCGGTGTCCACGCCGATAGGGATGATGTCCACGCTGCCGTGTTGTGCATACTCGGCAACAGAGAGGTTTGAGGCAACGGTACGGTAGGTCGCGCCAGCCGCGCATTCGTGGACTTTGGCTATCTTCGCATCCCACTCGGATGAGCAGAAGCGGTCGCGCATCGCAGGGTAGAGTTCCCAACAGAGCGCGACCTGCTTGCCGGGAATCGGGAGATGCCCGAGCGTCGAGTAGCGCAGAACGATGTCGCAGTCGTCTAGGTGGTCGGGAACGTCGAAGGACGAGGACGGGAACTCGCGTGCGAACCACGTCCAAAAGGTGTCCTCACCGAGTCCTGACTTGATTTCGGGGTTGAGGTATATCACGGGTTCCCCCTAGACGGGTTCACCGCGCCTCATCGCCCGACGTTGCCTCGGGGACAAACGGCGCGGTGGCTGGTCGTAGTTCCTGCCGCCGTAGGGTGTCTTGCAGAGTCTCGGCCCCTCGGGTTGGAACTCCATCAATGGTTCGAGTCCGGGCCACATGTTCAGCACAGGCTGATACGGGTTCACAGGGCGGTCATACGCACCGCTCATCGCACACGTCCAGTCCTTGCTTTCGGTCATGTGGATGCATTCGAGCGTCCAGTCAACGCCGAGTTTGTAGCCCGCTTTCGTGAAGCCCCACGTTATCGACACGTCATGCCCGAACGAGTTGTCCCACACGTCCCACGGTACGGAACGGTAGAGTTCGGGAGTGGTCAGCACGAGGTACAACCCTGTTGCGTCCACCTGCTCTAGCCCGTCGCCTGGTTCGGCGGAACGGATGCGCTTGTCACCGATGCGCCAGAGTCCGGGGCAGGGGCAGTCCCACCGCCCGACCTCATAGCCGCACACCCAATCGTAGCCCGCGTCGAGTCCCGCTGTGAGGCGTTCCCAGGCGTTCGTGGGTACGGTGGTGTCATCTTCTAAGAGCAGCAGGTACTTGGAGTCTGGAATCAGGCCGACCGAGGCGCACCGCATAGCGGCGTGCCGCCCACGCCTTTCACGCGACCGTGCGCGCTCGGCGGGAGGTCGCCACGCGGTACAGTGGCTCACTACCTCCGCAAAAGGGAGTGCGAGCGACCGCCGTTCGACGTTGGCAAGAAGCGCGGCATCGTCGTGGTCAACGAACGTGACGAGTCGGCATCGCTCGAAAGGAACGTCCGACGCAGCCAGCGAGTCAAAGAACCTGTCAACCGCCCATGCCCGAGTGAATGGGACGAATACCGCGACATCACCAGTCCCCTCTCGCAGCACCTTCGTACACGCACGATTCATCGTCATATCGCGCTTCCCTCATCCTTCGGCGGCGTAGGTAGGCGTACTTCTCGCCCTCGCGGTGTACTTCACGTGAGTCTCGGGCGTTGGCGATGCAGACAGGCAGTATCGCGTGCTTGTAGCCTTTGCCGGGGTGTGTGTGGCTCGTGACGAGGTTGCCGTCTGCGTCGTAGAGCCAGTGGTGGCGACCCGCGAAGTGCCAACCCTCGCGCACGCGGAACACGCGTGGGATGAGGAACGGGCGGTCGTAGATGGGCGATATGCACGTCACCCACCCAACGTCTGCGTCCTCAGGCAGCACGGGCAACGCCGTGTGCAGCAGTTCGTCAGCGTCGGGGCAGAAGCACACGCGACCAGGCACGAGCGCGGCGGTGCGCTTCACCATCTGATTCTCCCACGGCTTCTTGACCGTCTTGACCTTCGCGCCCCACCGTCGGGCTATCTCTATCGTGCCGTCGGTGCTCCACGGCTTCTCATGCGGGAAGTCGGCGTAGGCACCGTCGGTGACGAGCACTTCGGTTCGGCGCGGCAGATGACCGAGCATCTGCGGGAGCATACGCGCTTCGTTGAATGCGATAATCGAGGTCAGCAACAGAACCCCTCTCATGGAAGCATGGGCAGACATGCACCCATGAGAGGGGGCGGGAGCAATCCCGCCCCCGGTTGGGACTAGGACACGACCGACGCACGCTCGGCGTTGAGGATAACCAGCGCCTCATCGCGGAGAATCTTGCCACCGTAGAGGTGCAGACCCTTGAGTGCGTCCGAGAACGAATCCTGCGGACGGAACGCTTCGACCTTGTTGATTTGCTCGGCGTAGGCGGTAGCCATCTTGTGCCCAGCGATAATCTGGTAGGTTGCATCGTTCGTGTTCGGCACGTTGTTCGACTCGTATACCTTGAAGCCAGCCGCAGCACCGATGAGGCCGTTGGTGATGGCGTCACCAACCTTGTCATAGGTCACGAAGCGGTCGTCTTTCAGGAGCAGCCCGTAGAACCACGGGGGAACAACGACGAACCGTCCCTGCTTCGGGACGTTCTTCTCGGACAACTTCACGCCGCAGTCCACCAGATACTCATACGCGGTATCGGCGGTCGGCTTGGCGGAACCAACAGCGTCGATGACGTTGGTGGTCGCAGCAGCCATCAGCGCAGCCATCCAGGCGTCCGAGGCATCAGCGAAGCCATACGCGGCCTCGCGCATAGCCTCTTCCATCACCTTCGGCTTCTGCTGCTTCTTGTCGATGTCATCGACCTCGAAGTTGAAGTAGTCGCGTTCTGTGATTTCGAGAGCCTGTGTGGAGTCGGTCAGCGTGTCAGGCGCGGCGACGGTGCCATTCTTGGTGTAGGACTTGATGGTGATGCGACCGATGCTGTTGATATGCACCTTGTCGCCCAACTTCTCGATTTCACCCGTGAAGTCCTTGGACGCCAACTTGCAGTACACATGGTCGTTGTTGAGGTTGGACAGGATTCGACCTACCCAAAGTTCGGGAATGAAGTTCTCGATGGACACTCGTTCTTCACCCTCTCGGATGAACATGCAGAAAGACCGCGCTATGCGCGGCCTCTTTGGTTCTGCGGCTTATGGGTACGCCGCTACGCTTTCATCGACTCAAGAATCTTGGAGTAGTTCTGCTCAAGTTCCTTGGGCGACATAGCGGCGATGTCCTCCCGCGTGAAGGAGGATTTACGCCCCGAATCGCGTACCTTCGTGAGCACGCCAGCCTGTTTCTTGGAGCGTTCCTGCTCGATGACGGCTTTCTCCCGTCCCTTGAGCAAGTCGCCCTTGTACATCTTCAAATAGGCGGCTTCCAAGTCGGCGATGCGGTTTCGTGCGGCGAACGAAAGCAGTTCGATGTCGTTGAAGTCCGGGTTGCCCTCGTCCTTCAACTGACTGTGCAGGTCGGCGAGTGCGCGCTGCGTCTGGAAGTTGGCCTCTTGAGTCTCGACGCGATGGAGTGCCTCGCGTGCGAGTTCCTCGGCGGTCATCTCTTCCTGCCGCTTCTTGCCGTAGCCCAGGACATGCTGCGCGAAATCGGGGTCGCTTTCAAAGGCGTCCTGAATCTGACGGAGTTCTTCTAGCGACCGCCGCTCCTCGGCGAGTTCCTGGCGCGTCTGCGTGTACTGCTTCACGTTCTTGACGACCAACTGTGGGTCGAAGTCATCGCCGAGTTCGGCTTTGAGCAGTTCCCACTTGTCGGGCGCTCCCTCATCCTCGTGAGCCTCCGTATCCAGAGCCTCCGTTTCCACGGGTTCCTCTACCACGGGTTCCTGCGCGAAGTCGTCACTCATTTGTGGTGCCTCCTTGCGGTGAGCCATCTACCCCATGAAAGACAGAAGTTCCTCACCCATCGGTTGACCGCCCATAAGGGCGGGGTCGCCGCCACCTGCCAGGAGCGCGGCAAGCGGGTCGGCTTCCATGCCTTCGTCGAACGGCACGGGTTCAGCGGGGATGTCCTCGTTGAACATCTGTGCTTCGGGTTCTACGTCACCTCCCTCGCTCTCGGTCGGCATGGGCTGTGCAGCCATATCCGCTATGACTTCCTCTATGCCGGGAAGCCCCGACATCTTGAGGATGTATGCATCGGGAATCTTGATACCGCCCGCGCGCATCTCCATCGCCTTCTGCGTGGCGAACATGCGGTCGAGCGGGAGCGTGGAACCGGGGCGCACGATGATGTCGAACTCCCATCCAGCAAGGTCTTTCTTGGAGAGTTCAAACACGTCGAGAGAACCGTCGGCCTTGACGCGACGGTAGGAGCGGGTGTCTGTCCAGTACCGCGTAACGCCGTCGATGATGAGCAGACCGAGGCGCGAGAGCGCATCTTCGACGCGGCGTGCGCGTTCGCGGGTGCGGAGTTCGCCAGCCTCCTGCTGCATCATCGTGGTCTGCACGGGCTGACGTGACGGGACGATTCCTCGGAGCACGTCGGGCAGACCGCCGATGCGGTCGAACAGGTCGATAGCCATCTTGAAAGCGTCGAAGATGTGGGGCGGCAACTGCGCGCCCGTTTCCCTGCTCGCCTGACGCCCCTGTTCTTTGACGACCACGCCGCCCGGAGCGCCCTGCTTCGGGAGTTCCTTCGGGTTGATGCCGCTCTGCTTGTCGATGACCCACACGCCTGTGGCGAGGAACAGTCCGTTGTCGATGATGGACTGCGCCAGGACGTTGATGGTCTGCTGTATCGGCACCAGGCGGTCGAGCGTGCATGAACCCCAGAACTGCCCGAGCACGGGAATCTCGGGGATGATGGTGTACGGGATGTTCCCATAGGGGTTCGGCTTGTCGTCGAGCACCGTGCCGTCGCCGAGCATGAGCGTGTAGCGACCGTCGGGGTACTTCTTGCGAACGTCGTACACCCACTTGCCCAAGTCCGCGTCCTCGCGCTCCGACTCGGGAATCTCCTCTACCGTTTCATCGAAGTACCAGCACTCAAGGAGGTCTACGGTCTTGGAGTCGAGTCGGCGCGGATAGGCGTTCGGCCCCTGCGTCGGGTTCCACGAGGGGTCGATGTAGCCGCCTTCGCGGAGTTTGTCGATGTCCACCTTGTCGGGCCAGCGGCGAAGCACATACGACCACGTGACCTCCCGGCGTTCGTACAGGCGCGAGACATCTTCCATGCCCGTAGCGTCGGGGTCGGGGAAGATGTGCTTGGGGTTGACAGCGCGAACGTCTATCTGACCGCTGCCCCGCGAACTCACGTTGTCGGGGTCGAAGGTGGCCTTCAAGATGCCCGTGCCTTTGGTGAACGTGTGCCAGAGGGCTTCTGCGAGGTGGAACTGTATGCGGGCGTCGTCCCACACATAGTCGAGCAGGTGGTTGACCTTGCTCGCCTTGTCCGCGATGGACATGCCGTCGGCCTCGTCGCCGTCCTTGCCGATGGTGCGCGGCAGGGCGTCGAGTCCCCAACGCTGGTCAGCGAGGAGCGCACGCACTATCTCGACGTACTCGAACGTCTTGTTGAAAACGGGCTGGCTCTCCCACCACTTCCGCTTCTTGACGCCCTTCCACTGGTCGCCAGCGGCGTACTCCTCGTTCCTGTCCCAATTGACCTCGAAGGACTTGCGGTAGGCATACGCCTCCTGAAAGCCGTCGAGAAGTTCGCGCACGGGAACGTCGGTGAACTCGCTCATGGGTTCTCCTTAGTTGCTGAAAGGCCACGGCGATTCAGGGACGAACCCTTGCGTGGCGACCGTTGACTGCGTGTCGCGGATACAGAGCGAGATTCCGAGGGCGATTACCGTGTCGTCGTGCTCGCCCTTCGGCGCGCCGTAACTCTTGTTCTCGTTCTCCTCGAACGTGTGGAGTTCGACGCCCATGATTTCCGAGGGGATTGAGAGCGGCTTGTCGGGGCGCGCCATCTCCTGCCGAATCCGCTTCACGATGTCGCGCTTGGAGTTGGAGTGCGTGTACCAGCCCAGAACCATCGTCGGGGCGTCCCACGGCTTGTCGCGCTGCTCACGCATGAACAGGTTGTCGTAGGTCTGCTTGAGGTCGTTGACGATGATTGCGCCGTATCCCGCTGTGACCTCCACGCCGACGAACGCCTCGTTGTACCAGCGGGCGATGTCCTCCACCACGCTTGCGGCGACCTCGGGAGCCAACTTGCCACGGTAGAGCGCGACGACTTCGTTGGTATCGGCGCGGTTCACGACCATCGCCGTGTAGTCGCCTTGCTTAAGTCCCATCGCGGGGTCTACGCCCATCGTGTAGTCCACGCCCTTGACGGGTTCTTGGAAGATGTGGAGCCGTCCGCCGACCTTCTCGGCGAATACGCCGTCCTCCATCTCGCCCTTCTTCGGGTGAACGTAGCCGCCCTGCAACGCCTTGAGTCGTTCGGCGTCGAACGGGCATCGCGAGGACGCCTGGAACGCCTCGCCGGGGTTCGACGGGTACTCCTGCAAGAAGCCCTCTAGGTCGCCCTCGGCCTCCCACGATGCGCGCTCGGTGTCGTACCACTTCTGGTCACGGTCGGGGTGCGCGTCCCACGGGAAGAAGATGGGGGTAAACTTGTTCTCACCCTTGACCGCCGCGTTCCATACCTTCGTGAACAGCGTGTTCGGGCCGTTGGAGGTGGAGACTATAACGACACGACCGCCGCCGTTTATGGCGGGCTTTATCGAGCGCCAGCCGTGCGGGTCGGCAGTCTCGTCAAAGGCCATCTCGTCCCAGAAGATGAGCGAGGGAGCCGAGCCACGTCCGGCCTTCTTGGACGCGGCGAGCATGTGAACCGAGGAGCCGTTGGAGAACTGCGAGAGGGTGTCGTTGCGTTTCAGGTTCTTGCCACCCAAGCGCACTTTCTCCTGCATCCAGTCGGGCAGGTTGTCGTACATGAACTTGAACCGCTCGTGCTGCTCGGACGCTTCTTTGAGTCCTATCGAGCGCACGTAGACGTGGAAGTTGTTGCGGAAAAGACAGGCATGGAGCGAGTAGGCGCATATCGTCCACGACTCGCCCAACTGACGAGTCTTTAAGACGATGACCTGACGGTTGCGCTCGAACTCGGTAAGGCTCTTGCGCTGGCAGTCCCACAGCACGAACGGGATGGGGTCGCCGCCACCGACCTCGGTTTCCTTCTCCCACATCATGCAGTAGGTGTCGATGAAGTATTCGCGGTCCTTCGCGCACTTGGCCCACTCGTCGGACTCCTCGGGGTCGAGTTCGCTGCCGGGGTCGGTGACAGCCGCCACCCGGAGCCTGACGACCTCCTCCTTGTCCCACCGCGCCAGCGTCTGCCGGGACACACCGCGCTTACGTGCGAACCCGGCCTTGTTGTGGCGCTTGTTGCCAGCCTTTATCGAAGCCGCGATGAAGTCGGCGTACTCTAGCTTGACCTTCTCATTCGCTCTCGCTGGCATCGTCCATGTCCTCCTGTGTGGGGAAGTAGCCGGACACCTTCGCCACAGGCGTGAGGCGCGGCACCTCCCCTAGCCCGAGGCGTCCGAGCCTGAACCCGGCATAGATGCCAAGACCGACCGCGAGGGAGCCGAGTGCGAATCCGATGAGCGATTCCATGTAGAAATCCCCTCCGAAAACAAGATGTAGTGGGTGGGTACGGTGTAACGCCGTGTTTTGGGGCATATCGAGGACAAGTGACCACAAGATGTTGTGGGCAACTAGTGACTTGTAACCAGGGAAGCGTGTATGAACTCAAGTACGGAACGGGGGGTGCCTGGGGGTGTGGCGGCCTGGTCACTTGGGCGCACGGTGCGTCACGTGCTGTTCACTTCACGCATACCCCGCCCATGCTGCGTGTGTGGTGGTCAGGGGTTGTTCATATTCCCCTGCTACTGTGAACATCTGTGGGTGGCCGGGAGTGTGCGTACTTACATAGTAAGTCAGCCGGAACAATCACCCGTTGCATCAACCGCAATCACCCGTTGCCGCAACCCGCTACCGTCCCGACACGCAAGGAGCCACGGCACACGCTCCTCGCTGTCTGTCTCTCCCCTATGGTGTTTGGCTGTTGAGAGCAGGGAGGACGGCGCATAGCGCCTCCTGTAGGTCAAGACCCGGAGCGCACCCGTCACCGCTGTCCCAGCGCGTCGGTCACACTCCGCGCCCGTCGTTCGTCCCGGTTCGCGTCACACAACACTGGCGGGGTCACGTTTGCGACACTATTGCGACCGTTCGTCGGAAAGTACACTTTGGGGGGTTTACATCTGTCAATGCCCGCGCATACTGTACCTAGCACTACTTGACAACCGACCAGGCCAGGGGGAAAGGACATGACGGAGCAGGA